TAATGTGTTTGGTATCTTTACAAGTCGTGCAATGCGCGAGCGTGGACGCTATCAGATACAGTTGATGAAAACTAGAAGTAGTAGCGGCGTTGGTCAAAAGATTGACTTAGAGTTTGATATTGAAAGTTTACGCATCCGAGACTTGGGTGAGGATGAAGAATATCAACAGTTTAAGAAACAGAGTAGTAGTATCTATGATCAACTTAAAAACAAAGACAGTGGCGGTGTAGTTGATGCAGGTGATGAGCCTGCAGGTAAGATTACTGCAAGTGTGCAAAGCAGTAAACTAAAGAACATGCTTGCTGGACTTAAAACTAGTGACTAAGGTACTGATCTAGTCTGTAACCTTTTGCATCCCAGCAATCAATATAACGACTGCCATTACTCATGCGTACCTTGCCGCTGCCTGCAACTACATCTGTGTCTTTGTATCCAAAAGGCTTTTTAATAGTAACATCTACATACTCGCCATTGTTAACACCAAGTGTTACAAACGTAACATAACGTCCACCTTCGCCTCTGAACACACGCCCATTAGCAACCAGTCCTGCAAAGTTTACTCTGTCACCCCAAGTCTCTTGTACAAACATATTAGGCATAAACTCTGGTTGTGTCCAATATCCATGACGTTTGTACTGTTGCTGTGGACTTTCTGTAATGCCGTTTGGGTATCCTAGTTCACGCAAATCCCAGCCAGCGTTCTTTGCTTCTGTTTTGTGTACCCAGCGTTTGTAACTGCCTTGGCAGTGTTTAAGTGCTGCCCGCCAAAACTCCTTAGGGTTGTGTGCTTTTTGATATGCAAGTGCCCATATAAGTCTGCCGAGATTTACAGCATGCGCCCTGCATAATCCAAAGTTGCCCAAGCCATATAGTTCTTGTATGATCTGTTCTTTGTTTTCACTCTCGCCCATGCGTTCCATGAACTGCATAACTTTTTGTTCGTCACGTTTTGCAAACGCACGACGATACATGTCTGCTTCATACATATCGCAGTTGATAAGTTTTGCTATTTTACGAATAGCATCATCTTCATATACAATAGTATCTTCTAAACGTTGTTCAGTCCAGTCTTGAAAGAACGCTGCTTTTTGTCTGCCTGTAGTAGCAACAGGTCTAATAAGTGCAGTAGCAAATACACAGTCTGATTTACTCTGCGGTTGTATTGCTTGGAATAGTCTGCGCATTGCTGGCGACTCTGCTTGTGTTACACCGATAACTTCTCCTCTGCAAAGCATTTGACTTGTTTCAAAGTCCTGTTCGGGATATGCTTCCAGCGGTGTTTCGCTGTCTATTTCTAACAGTTGACTGAGTCCTCTGTTAGCAAGTATGTCTATTTTTAAATGCTCTAGGTCTTCTACTTCACGCTTGTCCAGTAGTATTTGATTGTCTGCGTTGATTAAACTTTTTGGTATCTTGTGATTGAACACAAGTATGCCTCCGCAGTGTTTCGATATTGCTTTCTTTTTGCCTATTAGTTTTCGTTCGATTCTCATTGCTTCTTCCTTGTCTATGTCTAAATCTTCGTACTTAAAATTGCGAGGAAGTTTACCAGATGCGCCAAGACGGCGTGCCGCTTCTCTGCGAGCACCGCGCTCTTTATAGGTAACATAGTTGCTGATCCTGGCACTTTTGCCGGGCCATTTATCAAATATCCGTTGCATTACAGCGTTCTGTTGCCAATGTGGAAAGTCTATATCCACATCTGGTAAATCATCTCTCAAAGGATTTAGGAAACGTGCAACCGGTATTTGCCATCTTATGGGATCAACGTCTGTAATACCAAGTAGGTAACAGACGAGACTAGACCCTGCTGAACCGCGTGTCATATGAGTAATGTCATCGGTTAGCGTCAGTACATCGCAAATTGTGAGGAAGTAATCGACGAAACGAAGTTTGAGAATAATCTCTAGTTCTTCGATAAGCCTGTTATGATATTCAGCATTGTTCGGAATATGCCTTATGAATCTGCCTAGTAATCGTTCTAATTGAGCCGTTGCGTCCTTAGGTAACTTCATTGTGTGCCTCTTTTTTGCCTAAATTCTTTTGTTTGTGCCAAGTGTTGCAAATTGCAACGTTTTATTTATACCAGTTATAGATAGATTTATAAAAAAAGTGAATATATAATAGTACTATGAATGATTTTAACAACGATTATTTTTGTGTATTGCCATTTTTTGGATATGAATACTATGAAGAAGTTGGCGGCAGTCATTGTTGTTTATTGCCATCTGGATACGACATAGATGAAATAAGACAAGACATGCTCGATGGTAAACGCAGTAAATGGTGTACGGCTTGCTGGAATATTGAAGATAAAGGATTTCAAAGTGACAGACTATTAAAAAATGTTGCCATGGATTTTTATGCTGACAGAGATATTAGATTCATTGAACAAGATGTAAAACAAGGCAAATACAGCGAAGTTCTTGTTAAAATAAGTTCGAGCAACTTGTGTAATGCAACTTGTACAACATGCAATAGCTCAAGTAGTAGTGCATGGGGTGCATTATCCAGACATAACGGCGGCGAAAGCAAATCTTATACTAAGATTTCAGAGAGTAGATTAAACAATATAGATTTTCCTAACTTGATCACACTTAACTTGCTTGCAGGAGAGCCATTATTAGAACCTATAACTTTTGACATTTTAGAAAAGTTATTAGAGTCGGGCAACACAGAATGCTTTGTAAGCATCACTACAAATGGTAGTATAGTACTAAGCAAACAAAAACTCGACATGTTAAAGAAAATTAAAAAACTTAATATTAACGTAAGTATAGACGGAATAGGACCAGTGTTCGAATACCTACGCTACCCTTTAAGTTGGAAAGAGGTTCAAGAAAATATTGCAGTGTTTAGAACTGTAGCCGATACTGTAAGTGTAAGTTACACCATTAGTAATCTAAATGTATTATATCATCACAAAACTACTGAGTGGTTCAAGGATCAGAACTTGGAATACATTTTTAATCCTGTTATCGATCCTAGTTACTTTAGACCCAGTGCGCTTGTCGACTCCGTCAAACAAAATATATTTGACAAGCAAGGCACCACAAAAGACTTAGATTTCTTCTTAAACACAAATAACAGTATTCAAGACGAATTTGATTTTCATCGTATGATAGCAGAAGTTAAGTTACAAGACTCTTGGAAGGATATAAACATTAAAGATTATCTCCCAGAGTTTTACAATCTTATAGCAGAATATTACTAGTTCTTAGCAATCTTTGCTTCGTATGCATCCATGCTGTGATCTCTAGCACCATCAAATAACTCTAGTTTGCTCCATGCACGAAAGCGACCGCGCCAACTGTCTTTAAACTTTTGCCAAGGTGTTAGTTTACGCATATTACCATAGTAGTTAATGTAGCGTAGTTCGCCTCTGTGACGAAAGCCCATGATAGCAAACGGAACACGAGGTACAATGTCGTTGTTGTTTACATATCTATAGTGTGCGTATGTGCATTTATTAGCCCAAGCACTACCTCCACAGCGAGGTTGACCATATGTATAACAAGCAACAACACGATCCTGTAGTCTGCTTGCTGCTAGTGCTGCCATTGCACCACCTAAACTGTGTCCACAAATATAAAGTTCTTTTTGTTCACGTTTGCCATAGTTAATATGATTTTCAACTGTATCCCAGATACGCTCTAGGTAATCATAAAATCCAGCATGTACCATGCCCCAAGTTTCACTTTTACGCTTCCATGCTTTAAGATCTGCTTTGATATCACTAAACTCTTTTGGCTCTGTGCCTCTGAATGCAAGTACAATGCGTTCGCTATTTTCAAGAAACAAACACTCTGCACCTTTGTGATCTATAAGTTTTGTTTTAGTATAACCAAGTTCATGTGCAATATGTTTACTATCTTTTTCAGTCATATAGGCTATTTTAGCCAATGTTGCAAAGTGCAACCCAGGGTTCTCTATGCTTGACATTATCTCTCTCCATGTTACAATAATGTAATAGTGTATTTAACCGATAAATACTAAAAATGATTGGATAGAATAATGCGTAAACAAACTCGTAGTATACTACATGAACTAAACAGCATGATTGTGGAAAAAGATAGACAACATGTGTTAGAAAGTCGAGCAACTAACGTGATAGAGAGCGCAATTAATCTTATAAATGAAATGCACAAACACTATGATGAGGACACTGCGGGCGATTTAGAACGCAGACTGTTAAACAGTATTAAACATCAGGACAGTCGTAAGTTTGTGCGAGGTATTCGGAAAGTTAACGAAAGCAAATGCGCTTCAGAGAAATAGTAGCAGAGGCTGCTGAAGGCAAAAATTTACACTTAGAACACATTGAGGATCTAGTATTTCTTCAAGGTGCTAGTGGTGCCAACAGTGCATTGCAGTATATTAACAGTGTGCGTGACATGCTAGAAGAAGGCGGCACAGTAAACAGTAGCGTGACTGTTAAATGGGATGGTGCACCTGCTATCTTTGTAGGAACAGATCCTGCAGACGGCAAGTTTTTTGTTGGTACTAAAGGCGTGTTTAGTAAAACAGGCAAACTTGTAAAAAGCACTGCAGACCTTGACAAGTATGGATACAGCGGCGGCTTGCGCGACAAACTAGCACTAGCACTAAAACTACTTCCGAGTTTGGGAATACAAGGTGTGCTACAAGGCGACATGATGTATACCAAAAGTGACTTAGACACTGCTGACATCGACGGCGAGTCAAGTTGGGTGTTCCAACCTAACACTATTGCTTATGCTGTGCCAAAAGCAAGTGAATTAGGCAAGCGCATTGCTGCAAGTCAGATGGGTATTATATTTCACACAACCTACACAGGCGACAGCATGGAAAACATGCAAGCAAGTTTTGGCGCCAATGTTAGCGAACTAAACAAGACTAGTTCAGTATGGTTTGATGATGCAACATACAAAGACCTAAGTGGACAAGCAAGTCTCACACAACAAGAGAATAAACGAATACTACAAGGACTAAATGCTGCAGCAGGCGCACTTAAAACTGCAGACTTTAAGGCAGTTAGTGGTGAATACAAAGCTCTTATGATGCAGTATGTTAATGCAAGAATACGCAGAGGCGATACACAAATTGATGATGCGCAGAGTTTTGCACAAGACTTTACACAGTGGTACAATGATTACATACAAAAAGAAATTACAAAACTAAAAAATCAAGACCCTGCTAGTCCTGCAGTCAAAAAGCGTACTGATAAGATAGAAGCACAGAACAAGTTTGTCGACGATAACATGACAGGCATTGCAAGTGCGTTGGCAGTATACAAAGACATTATTGCACTTAAGAATATGTTGATAAGTAAGTTAAATAAAGTAGATAGTATTAAGTCACTGCTACGCACAGACACAGGCTATGAAGTAACAAATCCAGAAGGCTTTGTTGCTATTGGCAGTGATAGCGGTGCAGTGAAACTAGTTGATCGCATGGAGTT